TTATAATATATACAAGGAATTGTTTTCATATCTTTATCAATCGAGGCTACAAAATTAATGTGATACGTTTTATCTGTAGCTAAAATTCCTATCACATCGTCAGCTTCTAAAGTAGGGTACGAAACAGCCTCATATTTATCACGCAGATACTTTTCCAGTTGATTATATCCTAGGGGTTTCCTGTTTTTTTTTCTTTGCATTTTATATTCGCTAAAAATTTTCTTCCTAAAATTATTTGACCTATCCGATAAACAAATAGTAACATCTGCAACACTGCCAGCTAAGATAGTTGTAGTAAGATTGTCTATAACCTTATCAGCCTGCCTATACATTTCTTCTAGGTTAACATGAGTTGTTACTATACCATCATCCCATTCTATTTCACTCTGGATTGCCCAACAAATTTTGTATATAAGTATGTCTCCATCTATCAATAACTGCGTGGTTTCCATGATGTTCACTTTCTTTAAAATGTTCTTTATAATGACATTCTTCACATAAGTATAAACACACCAACGATTCTCGTAATGCTTGTCTCCAACCAGTTTGCATAAGGCTAGAAACTTTAGCTGTTTTAGTATTAGGATCAACATGGTGAAAATGAAACCTAAAAGATACAGAATACTTTCCACATCCTTGACAGGTAAAATTCCGTAACAATGTTATGATGTATTTATTCAGATGTACTCTGAAATTAAAATAAAGTTTCCCGTCACTTTTTTGTTTATAAGGGTTTTTTGTTAGTAAAAATTCATAAAGACTAGCACAAAATTTCTCCAGTTCATTATATGTTTTAATGTGTTTCAGCCCAATTTCTTCCAATTTTAAACGTGCCACTAAGAGGGCATCCAAATTCAAAGTATTCTCCAGCCCTTTTAATAGCTGATTCCGCTTGGGGTCCGATAAATTTTTTGGCATACCTCTCCTTACATTCAATTTGAAACTCATCGTGAATATTAGCTACAAATTCATAATCTTCAGGAGCATTAAAACCTAGAAATTCAAGCCTTTCATCCAAAAGAACTAAAGCTTTCTTCATAAGCACAGCTCCAGCACTTTGAAGCAGGGTGTTCAAAGCACTATACTCAGATCTAACATGGAGATGTCTACCATCTAAACCTATTAAATGTCCTCGCCTTCTATATGCTTTCCTTACTGCGTCTGTTAGTTGTTCTAAACCTTTTACTCCTTTCAACAGTTTTTCTCTAGCTCGTTTTCCGGTTTTCCTTTGTGCTCCTAAGATCATCCCAAGCTTCTCATCTCCTGCACCGTAAATAAAAGCATAGAAAAAAGTCTTAGCATTATCCCTTGAATCTATACCTAATACTTTTTGGTTAAGCGTGTGTATGTCTGTGCCATCCTTAGAGTTTCCTTCGACTGCTGCTTCAGCATAGGCTCCTCCATCGTACCGCTTAAGATAGCCTGCTAATGCTCTAAGCTCCAGGCCGTCAGCATCACATCCTACTAGTACCTTTCCCCTAGTAGGCTTAAACAGTTCCCGACACTCCTTACCATAAGGACTATATATCGCAGGAACTTGAGCTACATTAGGAGATGAATGGGTACACCTACCAGTAACAGCTCCGTTAGTGTTGACGTACCCATGTATCCTTCCCTCTTTCTCTAACTTAAGCCAAGCATTATCTCCCTCTGCCAACTGAGAAATTCTTTTAGACAAAAGAAAGTGAGTATATAGATCTTCACATGGAGGATAAGGTAACTTTTTTAAAATCTTTTCATCAATCTTAGGTTTACCATTCGGAGTAAATTCAGCAGGCTTCCATCCATAGTCCTGTTTTAATCTAAGGCTGATATGATCTCTACTGTTTGGATTAAAATGAACTTTCTCGATCTTATTAAACACTGCACCAGCAGAATACCCTTTGGATATGTTTGCTCTTTTAGGTACAAACTCACCCCCATCCTTATACCAAGAACCAAAAGTCTCTTTCAAAATTTTCCCAACAGAATCCTTCTCTTTCAAAAGTTTAACATACAGCTCTTGTCCCTTTTTAACATCAAATTTAAAACCCCCCTCAACTTGCCTTTGAATAATAGAAGCAAAGTCATGTTCCAGCATCACAGCTTCGGGTGGAATTTCACTATAGCCTAAGTGGTCATACAACATGGATGTTATGGAAACATCGTTTGCACAATAAGCAGCCATGTCAGAGGTAAAAGTGCTCCAATCAGTATCTCCATTGTTAAACTCTCCTTTCAGTAAACCAAGCCTGTAGCCCCATGCCTTTAAGCCATGAGAACCCCATAGTTTTCTTGGTACTCGCATTGGCGGTTTGGCATCCAGCTCCATAATACTAGGAAACATCAAACGAGATATAATTAAAGTATCTTCAATTTGAGTTGATTTTCTAGGTTTCCAACCTAATACTTTGTTAAGAACTGGTAGATCAAACCCTATAATATTGTGTCCAATGATCGTCTCAGCCTCTATCATAATATCCAGAGCATCTTCTATACAATCGTAACCTTGATGGTTAGCATAAACTTGAGAAGCTTTTGCTCCTTCAACTGTGAGTCCCATACAGTGAACCTTAGTAGCGTCAGGTAAAAGTCCGTCTGTTTCAATATCAAATAGTATTTTCATTTACCGTCTCCAATAAACATATCTTCCAACCTAGAAACCCTCCTCAACAACTGATCCACACTCTCTAAGTCTCCCTGTTTCTTTGTCGTAGTAGAGTTTGGTTGCAATTCCTGTCGAGCTTCCCTTATACCTTGCCTTAAGGATACGAACAATCGTCTCACCGTCTTCTTGTTGATTTCTTTCGAGTCCAATAACGAAATCACTAAGTTGAGAAATGCTTCCACTCCCTCGAACATCATTAAGTGTAATTTTTCTTCCATCTTCATGTCCCCTTCCATCACTAGGTTTTCTTAGGTGTGATACTATCAGCATCCCTATATTAAGTTCTTCTGCTAGGGATCTTAGTTTTGTCATTAGGTTATCAATTAATCTTCTTTCATCTCCACCCTCCATACCTGAAATCATAATAGAGATGTGATCTATGATAACCCAACCTACCCCACAACTTCTTACAAGGTAGCGAATTCTATTTGACAACACATCTCCATCTAAGCTCCCCCAATGATCGTATAAATAGATCCTGCCTGTATTTAAAGTCTTCTCCCATATATCCCTTAAATATTTTTCATCCAAATTATTTTGAAGGTGTAGCATTTGGTTGGCTTCGATAGACATGAAATCAACCGCAGCTTGTCTAACAGATTCTTCCAAGGCAATATAGCCTAGAGTCTCTCCCTTGCTGAGAAAATAAGATGCAATCTCTTTAACAGTTGTGGACTTGCCAACTCCGGTTCCAGCACAGAAGGTAACAAGCTCCCCCTTGCGCGCTCCTAGAGTAAGGCTGTTAAGCCCCTGCCAAGGGTACTCCATGTCTGCTGCTTCCATAGGAGTATTAACAAGATCCCAAGTGTCTTCCCCTGCTATGATTCCATCGGGTCTATAAACACTAGCCCTGAATATAGCATTTACAACTTCACTGCCTCTGCCCTCTTGGAGCATATCATTTGCATCCTTAAGAGGTAAGGAAGCAATCTTACAGCGTCCTGGTGGAAACAGTTCAGCAGCTTTACGAGCACTACTTTTACCTTGGGGATCGTTGTCAAACATTAAAACAATCTCTTGAAAATTCCCCAACAGCCACTCTAAATCTTTACTGATACTCTTACAAGCTGAACCTACACCATTTGCAATAGACACTACAGGATATTTACAGTTGTTGATCTCTGCAACAGACATAGTATCAAGCTGGCCTTCAGTAATAACAATGTATTTTCCAGAAGTCCAACACTGCTTACCCCACAACCCAAGACTGCTAGTATCTCCTACAAAGCTAAAGTCGTGTCCCTTCTTACGGATTTGTTGTGCTATTAATTCATTATTCTCATTAAAATATGGAGCTAAATGAATAGTCGCGCCTGAGGCAGTAGTTTTTACTTGGTATCCAAAGAATCTACAGGTATCAATAGAGATTCCT